CTAAATTAAGCGGGTTCAAATCGTCAAAAATTAGTTATGGAACGGTAGATTCAAAAAACTTAAAATCAGTTTACATTAACATTCAAACTTGGGTTCAACCAAAAGACGATTATGAGAATTGGACAAGAATTGTCCTAAATATGTCAAGGGCGATTAAACACGTAGTATTCAATTGTATTGACAAAGAAATGTTCGAAGAAAAATTTATTGCGGATTTAGATTTAAGAACAAGCGGAATTCAATATAAAAAAAGGTCTTTTATGAATTTAGAAATTAATCTTTATTTAGTAGAAGAAATGGATTTCAAGTCAACAAAGTTAAAAAAATCAATCAAATCTATCGTAAGTTGTATTCACTCTGACATATTCAGACGTAACGAATATTTTGATTTCCACTTAAGCAAAAAAGACAAAACTGAACTTGTAGAGGTATAAATATAAAGTTTGAGGTATTTATATAAAAATATCGACATGAACGAACTTAAAATATTGAAACCCTATGAATCGGGAAAAGGGATTCTTATTGAGTATGACGCAGGATATGTGTCACCAAAAGAATTCGGAAATCAAAATATTTTGATGGAATCCAAAAGTTTTATGGACCACAGTAAACCTTTTGAGTTTTATGCGGTTCTACAAAAATATAATACACCAAATCGTAATGGTAGGATTTATCCTGAAAAAATATTAAAAAGAGAAGCGGAAAATTATAAGAAAATGATTAATAAGGGTGTTTCACTTTCTGAGTTGAATCACCCTGAATCATCTTTAATTGATTTGGATAGAGTTTCTCACATTATCACTGAAGTATGGTGGGACGGAATAATATTGATGGGTAAATTAAGATTGTTAACGTCACCTGGATTCCACGAAAGAGGAATCTGTTCTACAAAAGGAGATTTAGCTGCGAACTATTTAAGACAAGGAGTCACTTTAGGTATTTCATCAAGAGGTGTTGGTTCCCTTAAAAAGATAGGAGAACAAAATGAAGTTCAGGACGATTTTGAATTAATTTGTTTTGACTTAGTATCTTCACCATCAACGCCTGGTGCATATCTTTTTTCTAGTCCTGAAGAAAGGGGTAATTTTGAAGAGAACTTGGAGGAAGAGAATAAAACACAGAGAGAACGTCACGTAGGACCTGAAGCAAACAATTCTTTAGACCTAATGAAACGATTAAACACATATCTCAATAAGTAATCCTTGATTTTATAAAATGTTTTGATGATATTTTATAAAAAATAAAATTATGGACGAAAAATATTTCATTGCAAAACTTTACTACGAATTTCCTGATGAAGAAACTGGTAAAGTAAAAAAGGTAAAAGAAGAAAAACTTGTAAAAGCATATAACCCAACAGATGTTGAGGCTAAGATTACAAAAAGGTATAGTGAATTAACTTGGGATTGGAGAATCACGTCAATTGCGGAAAGTAAAATTGATGAAGTTATAGAAGTATTGTAAATTTTTTTCTTAAAAACTTAATAAAAAGGGAATCCAATCGGGTTCCCTTTTTTTATTTTTTCAATTTTTTTGGGTCAAAACTATTGAAAATGAATTTTTTTGGTTTGTCATTATATTTATATGAAAAAATATATACATAAAAAAATGGCAAAAGAAAAAAACTTGGTTGAAGACGCTCTTATACAAATGAAGAATTTGGAAGAGGCCGTAGCCGAAAATGCAAAAGGAATACTTGCATCTACAATGAAGCAAGAAATCAAAGAATTAGTAAAAGAATCAATCGTATCTGAACAAGGTGATGATGACGAAGAGATTGGAACAGATGATGAAATGGGCATGGACATGGATTCTGATGAAGAGGATATTGATATGGATTCTGATGAAGAGGATATGGATATAGACATGGATTCTGATGAAATGGATATGGATATGGATTCTGATATGAGTGATACCGAAATGTCTGACGATGATGTTATTGATTTATCAGGAACTGATATTTCTGATGATGACCTATTAAAGGTTTTTTTGGCAATGGATGCTGAGGACGGTATAACAGTAAAAAAAGACGATAACATGATTAATCTAAAAGACGACAACACAGATAAAGAGTACATGATTCAAATGGAATCCACTGAAGGTGATGAGTTTATGGAATCTTACGATGAAATGGAAGAGTCTTATGACGAAATGGAAGAAGACTACGACATGGAAATTGAAGAGTCTTATGACGAAATGGAAGAAGACTACGACATGGAAATGGAAAAAGACTACGACATGGAAATGGAAAAAGACTACGACATGGAAATGGACTCTGGTAAGATGGAAATGGATATGGACCTTGCTAACATGGATGTTAATTCTATTATAGATTCAGTATTTTCAAAAAAAGTTGGTTCTATGAAAGAATCTGATATGGAGGAAGTTGTTTACGAAATTGAAATGGATGAAGATGATATGATGGACGAGGATGACATGATGGATGAAGACGATATCCAAATGGAATCTACTAAACCAAAAATCGGTAAGGGTGCTAAAATTGGCAAACCTAAATTTTCATACAAAAAATCTTCAGGTGGATTTAAAGAAGACATGAAACAAGGTACAAGAGGTGTCGGAATGGGTAAACCTAAATTTGAATTCAAAGAAGGAATGAAAAAAGAAAAGATGGAAGGTTCTAAACTTATGAGTAAAGGAAAACCATCTGTTATGTTTCACTCTGGTAAAAAAGAAGAAACCAAAGAAGCTGCTCGTACTTACGGTATGGGTTCAAAAAGCGGACGCGGTCTTAGAAAAGGTATTACACCAAACAGAAACCTTACATTCGAAAACGAACAAAGAAACGAAGAACAAATTCAAATTCTTAGAGAGAAAAACGAAGAATATCGTAAAGCACTTAATGTGTTCAGAGATAAACTTAATGAAGTTGCCATCTTCAATTCGAATTTAGCGTACGCAACAAGATTATTCACTGAACATTCAACATCTAAACAAGAGAAAATTAACATCTTGAGAAGATTTGATGGTGTTGAAACTCTTAAAGAATCCAAAAATTTGTATCGTACAATAAAAAGTGAATTATCAAACACAACAACAAAACCGTCAATAACTGAGTCTATTGAAAGAAATATCGAAAAATCTCCTTCATCTGGTTCAGCATCGACATTAATTGAATCTAAAACTTATGAGAATCCTCAATTCTTAAGAATGAAAGATATCATGAGTAAGATTATAAAATAAAAATAAACTTAAAAAATAATTCCAAAAATGGGAGCATTATTAGAATCAGGTCTTGTTGGTAACATTGGGTTGAAACACCTTAAAGTTATCAAAGAAGATACTATCAACAAATGGGACAAATTAGGGTTCCTTGAAGGTCTTAGAGGCCACCTAAAAGAAAACGTTGCACAACTTTATGAAAACCAAGCGTCACATTTGATTAACGAAGCTTCATCAGAATCTTCAAACGGAGCATTCGAAACGGTTGTATTTCCAATCGTAAGACGTGTTTTCTCTAAATTGTTGGCGAACGAAATCGTATCAGTACAAGCAATGAACTTACCAATTGGTAAACTGTTCTACTTCGTACCTAAAATCCAAGGTTATACCGGAGGAACAGGAAATTATTCAGGTGAACATTATGCACCTGTAGGTTCTCCTGGTAACTACCCTGGCGACCCAAATGCTGGGTACACAGGAGCTAACGCTTACGCTAAAAACCTTTATGATTTATTTTATGAAGGTGCTGAAGCAGGACTAGACCCTCCAGGATTATTTGACTATTCAAAAGGTCGTTGGTCAGCAATTACAGGTTCTGTTACTACAGTTGCATGGAGTCCAACAACTGGACAATTAGTAACAACTGGTTACACTAGTGCTAACTACAGAAAAGCACTAGTTGCAATGTCAGGTTTTTCTAACTCGGGGGCAGGTAAATTGATTGGTCCTGATGGTGCTGAAATAGATTCAGAAACATTCTTATCAGACCTTAAACTTATAGGTGTAAGTACAAACACAACTACATCGGCTAATGTGTCTAATCCTTATCTATTTAGAGTTGTAACCCAAAAGTACGGTAAAGGTATTGTGCAATACGGTAGTACCGCATCAACTACTTGGCCAACAAATGGTAATGGTGGTTCATACAATGACATTTGCGATGCTGATGGCATTATCTACTTGGAAGTAGATTTACAAGTACCAGCTTGTATTAACTGTGGTTCTGAGTCTTTAGACGGATACACAGGTTCAACATTCTCTTCATCAACAACTGCAAATACTGCATTCGTCGGGGTATGGAGACGTTATGAAGAATTAGAATTTGAAGATAAAATTGGTGAGGTTTCTTTTGAGCTTCAGTCAGTTACAGTATCTGTTTCTGAAAGAAAACTAAGAGCACAATGGTCACCTGAACTTGCTCAAGACGTTGCGGCGTTCCACAACATTGATGCTGAGGCTGAATTGACAGCATTGTTGTCAGAACAAGTTGCAGCTGAAATTGACCGTGAAATTCTACGTGACTTACGTAAAGGAGCGGCTTGGAATCTTCGTTGGGATTACAACGGATGGAAGCGTCTGTCTTCAACAGGAACTACTCCATACACTCAAAAAGACTGGAATCAAACTTTGATTACTGCAATTAACCAAATTTCTGCACAAATCCACAAGTCAACTCTTCGTGGTGGTGCTAATTGGATTGTAGTATCTTCTGAGGTTTCTGCGATTTTTGATGACTTGGAATACTTCCACGTATCAAATGCTTCACCTGAGCAAGACCAATACAACATGGGTATTGAAAGAGTAGGTACATTGGCTGGTCGTTACCAAGTTTATCGTGACCCTTACTTCCCACCAAACACAGTGTTGATTGGTCACAAAGGTACTTCGTTACTTGACACAGGTTACATTTACGCACCGTATGTACCTCTACAGTTGACACCAACTATGTACAATCCATTCAACTTCACACCTATTAAAGGTATCATGACACGTTACGCTAAGAAAATGGTTAACAACCGTTTCTACGGACGTATCACAGTTGACGGAGTTCGTACATTCGATTTGAGAGAATTGAGATAATCAGTTAGATAATAATAATGAAAAGGGACGAGAAATCGTCCCTTTTTTATTTGGATAAAATCCTAACACATTTAGATATTACCTCTGTCTCACCTATATTGTAAACACCTCTTTCATATGCGTGTTTAACCGCATGAATTAAAAATACGGTGGCAATATCAGGAGATAACGTCTGAAGAATTGTATCCAATTGTTCCTCCGATTGAATCTCCAACCTCCCAAACAGAATTGCTAATAGTTGTTCTTTTTCCATTATTATAAATTTTAGATTTCACAAATTCGTATGTTGCTTGGTCAATATCATCAATACAATGATAATTGTCCAATATAACTTTATTAAATTCTTGTGTTAGTTCGGATGTCCAAACAAAATTTTCGTACAACATAAAATTGATAGGGTTATGATATTTATAATAATAAGAATATTATTTCAAAATGACAAATGATAAAAAAATAAATGAGGCAACTTCTGTTTCCATTTCTTCGGGTAAATACCAACAACCTATGGGTCCTGGTATTCGTTTATTTAATAAACAGGAAATGCAACCCTATTATATACCATCATCAAAATATGATGATGCTGAATTGGCTTACGATAGTTATGATGGTAAAATGTCTACACCTAAAAATGAAATAAAGAAAAAAGAATCTCAAGCAAGAAAAATGTCTAAATATATTAAAAATCACCCAACAGAAACTGATGATGAG